CGCCTGTTGCCTTCTTTTTAAAAAGACGGCCCATTGTGCGGTCTTACCTGTTGCGTCGATTCTGGGGCGATTATTTCAAGGCCATGTCGATGTGATCCTCGATGATGGCCAGGATCTCTTTCTTGTCCTCTTCGCTGATCCCCAAAAACGGCCGGGCCGGCATGTGCTGCTGTAATGTGTAAGGCTCAATGCGAGCCCACACCGGGTGCTTTAACGGCTGACCAAAGGCTGTCTTGATCAGCCGGGTATGGGCGGGGATGTTCACCTGACCGTAAAAACCGAACTGGTGGATCGCGGCATACGGAACATTGGTGCCGACTTCGACTGAGTCCTTGCCGGCTTCTGGATGGATCGAACCCCGCAACCGATGGCTTTCGGTTAGCACTTTCGGATGTTTCTTCCGCTCCCTGGTGGCGGCACTGACCTCCGGCCACTTCTGTCCGTCCGGACCTGTTTCACTGTCAAACCGCTGTTCGGTGGCCTGAACCATGTATTCGCCTATGTTCTTCATGGCCGGGGTTAAATCGCCAGTCGCCTTGACCAGGCGCTTTAGGGCGTCCTGAATCTCCCGATCGTCAATCGCTACTGTGATTTTTAGTCCCGCTCCAGACATATTGACTTTTCCTTAATCAGCCTTTAGGATTGAATATGCAGGCGACGGTTGGGCTGTGCCCCGATAACCGATTGCCGGGCGACGTGATCTGCACGGAGGTCATAGTCTCAGTCCCTTCCATACACCAGCCTTCCCTTGCGCAAGTTTTTCAAACCGCTCACGCTCCCCCGAAACATATCGCCGCTGACCCAGTGGCCGTTTTCGATCTCGGCATACAAGCCCAACACCCGATCCTTATCCAGGCTCACTAGCTTGACGTATTTTCGCCGCAGGGCCACCCGGCCGGATAACTGGCTTTGCGCAAAATTGATCCAGATCTCCTGCGGATCCTCAATAAGCTCGCGAATCAGGGGGAAGTAAGCATCACGGCCGTCCCAGCGGGAGTCCGGTTTTGCAAGGATGTGGTCGACCAGGGCCTGGGTCACCCGGACCGGCGTGCCGGTCGGGTCGGAGATATCGGCAGCATCCCCTCCGATAGCCGACCTAAGAGACTTCCGCAAACCTGCCTCATCGCCTTTTGGTACCGGATGACCAAGCCTGGCCACCGCACGATCTGCGCTCAGCTTGGCCGGCCGGCCAGCCATCTTCGGACCCCACGGGTGCAAATCGTTCCACGGCCCCAGATCCTCCATCAGTCGCGTCGCTTCGTTGCGGCCCCAGGCGGCCTCGCCAACGTTGTAATCCCAGCCTTTGCCGATCCCTTCAGGCGCGCCGGTTTTCGGATCGATGGTCACATGGGGGGCTTGATCTGGATCGTCCTTGCCCAGCTTCTGTAGCTGCCGCTTACTTAGCGCTTCGACAAAGCACTTGCAGCCCCAGTCGTTTGGCGGATAGTGGGTTTGCCACCAGGGATCGTCCGCGGCCAACACCAGCCCGTCCCAGGCCAGATGCTGCAGCCTCGGCTGGCGGCTATCGCCGTGGCGATAACGCCAGTAAGGGCGATAGCTGGCCACGTCCGGATCGGTCATCTGAGCATGACGGCCCGCTTGGTGAGCAGTGCGCAGGTTGGTCTCAAAAATCACCCGGCTGCGCCATCCGCGACTGCCGTTGTAGCTCCATCCATGGGTGGCCACGATGCGATCGAAATCCTTGCGAAAGCTCTCCAATGTGCCGCCGCTTTCCAGAGCCTTGTCGATGGCGCCGCGAAAATCGGCTAACAGCGCATCGCGTTGAGCGCCGGCAATCATGAACCCGCGCGCGTGCATGTCTTTCCACAGGTCGTCCCAGCGCCGAGTAGGGATGTTGACCTTTTGGCGGAAAAAAGCGATCGCCTCTTTAAATGGAAGATCAACTGCCGTTACACTCATGCTTCGTCCTCTACGTCGGCACGGCCCTGCAACTCCGCCAGAACCAACGCCTGGGCCAGAGCCTGCCCGGTGGACTCCAGCGCCATGTCCGGATACAGATCCAGCAGCCGGTCGCGGACCTCCTCCAGGCTGGCCGCTTCGGTCAACAATCCATACACGGCCTCAACCAGGTCGCTACCGTCATTTAGATCCAAGGCTTTGGCGGCAAGTTCACCGACCCCACCATCGACACCCTGCTCGCGGTTATGTGCCCGGTTCATGGCTGGTTCAGGTTTCGCGTCTTGCTCCGGTTCCGTTTCAGTGGCAGGCGGACCGAGCAGATCCTCCGGTTTGGCTTTCGGGTCCGGATCGGGGATGCTGAGTTTGTCGCGCACCACGCTCTGCTCGACCTTCAGTCCCAGGGGCACCAGTTTTTCCAGAGCGTTGACCAGGGCGGTGAGGTCTTCCGACTCGGCCGCGCGCAGCTGCAGGCTCGGGTAGTTCTCCTGCGGGCCATAATTAAGATCGATATAAGCTTTGATCAGATCGCGGCCCAGAGTCTCTTCGAGTTGCTCGGCGTCATCGTCGCGGATATCGTCGCGCACCTCCGCCTGCAGCTTTTCATCGCCCAGCTTGCCCGGCGTGCCGCTGGCGCTGGCGGTCTGCCCCAAGATGCCCTTGCTCACCTGCGCATCGAGGTACTCGGCCAGGCGCTGGTAAAAATCGGCCGAGCTGTTTTTGCCGGCCTCCACCAGCTCGATCATCATCGACTCGGGGAACACCGCCGCCGCATCGCTGCCCAGGTTGGCCACGGCACTCTTGAGCACGGCGATATCGTCGTTGCTGGCGCCACTGCGGTATTTGCCCATGCGCAGCGGCATGCCGAAAACCTCGGCAAACGCCAGCCAGTCCTTGACCGTATAGCCCTTGCACATGTACGCCCAGCTGGCCAGACGCGCCAGACCACCCCGGATCGGCAGGCCGGTCTTGATGCGTGGCACATGCACGATATAACCGAAAGGCGACAATGGCAGGCCGTCGAGCATGTCGGCTTCATCGCGCAGACGCACCTCGCTGCGGGTAGCCTGGTCGAACTGAAAGAAACGCGGGTCGCGGTGCTTATAGGCCGCAGGCTTCCAGGTCGATCCGGAGCGATCCCATATAATTTCAGCGACGCTGTAACCTTTGCCCAGGGCGTCGAGCAGATCTTTGATCAGGCTGCGAAACCCCGGCTTGCGCACCAAGCCGCGCACCGCGTCGGCCAGCTTGACGTCTTGGCTGCTGTCGCTGTAGGCCTCGACGCTGATCGGCAGGCGAGACACGGCCAGCTTGCGCTTGGACAGCTCGGAAGCGTAGTGCAGGTCGCGCTCCTCCATCTCCTCGGCCAAGGTCAGGTACTCGTAGTGATCGCCCTCGGCGGCCGCTTGCAGCAGACCGGCCAGGCGCTGCGGGGTGAGGCCGCTGGCGACCGTGTCGGTCCAGACCGTGCGGATGCCGGTGAGCGCCGGCGCGGCTTTTTCTCGGGTCAGTTCCCGGGTAATGACCGGGCGGCCGTATGCGTCATAAAGAGGGGCCATTTACCAGAGTCCTTTTCCCCGGCCAAGACCGGCGGTTGTGCGTATCGGGCGCGGCAGTTCGTCGTTGCGGCGCACCGGGTGATAGGCGTATTCGACTGCGTCCATAAGACTGGCGTAATACGCCATGGCGATGGCTATGGCGGCGTCGCCGTGGCGGTTTTTGTTATCGCCGGTCTTACCTTCCGGCAACCGTGGAATGCCCTTGACCACCTGCAGGGCCCGCAGATCATCGAGCACCTCGCGGTCACGCGGAAGGGTAAGCAGGTCGTCCTCGAATGAAGCCTTGAGCTTGGGCATGTTCTCCAGGTACCAGGACTGGCTGAGCATCACGCATTCGATGCGGCCGGAGCCGTAGCGGTAGGCGGTCTGCTCGGCCAGGTACTGGCCGTTGCCGCGAGCATCGAGGGCACCTGCCTGCAGCCTCGGAAGCCGGTCGGCAATGGTGTTCAGCACCTGCTCCTGCTGCTTGAACGGCACGTTGCGCAGCTCGACCAGGAAGGGCACGCGCCGGCGCAGATCCTGCCCGATGGCCATGGGCGCGATCACGGTCAAATCGCCGACACGCCCAAAGTCTTCCCCGAATACGTGCGATTCTTTCGGGTCGAGCTTGACCAGGTGGGGCTTGATGTTCGCCTCGCACCAGTCGCGCATCTCGGCCTCGCGGAGATGCTCGGGCCAGCCGTTGAACTCTTCCGATCCCTCGTAGCGCAAGACTGGCGCCTCTACCATGCGCGATTCGATCAGAGCGCGTGAGAGATAAGCGCCGCCGCCGCTCTTGGGCACGCAGTAGTATTCCTCCAGGGCGTCCTCGCGGGTGGCCGTGTCGCGCAGCAGATTTTCTTTCCACCCGTCTTCATCCGCCTGGCTCCACGCTACCCCGCGTACCTGGCAGATACGTTTGTAGAGGCCATCGATGCAGGCGTCGTCCAAGGTGATGCGATGCACGCTGTAGCGCTTCTTTCCGGAGCGGCTGTCCTGGATGATCTCGTTAAACAGGTTCTCCACGCCGTTATGGGTGCTGATCAGGCGCACCTTGGCGCCCCACATGGTCAGCGCCAGGGCGGCCTTGAGGACTTCTGCCAATTGCTCGTGAAAGGCGGCCTCGTCAATGGTCACGTTGCCTTGCCGCCCGCGCATATTGGAGGGACGGGAGCTGAGCGCCTGGATCTTAAAGCCGCTCAAAAAGCGAATGGTATAGGTGAGGATGTCCTTGTCTTCGTCCTCGAAGATCTCTTCCTCGATCTCCCCGGCGGCCCGGTTGAACATCTTGGCCCACATGGCACAGGCGTCGATGAACTCAAGGGCCATCTCTTTGTTGGAGCCAACGTAGAAATGGTTGGTGCCACCGGCGCTCTTCGCGGCGCTGGCAGAGAGCACAGCATCGGACGCTTCAGCCCAGGTAAGACCGGTACGGCGGCTCTTCTCGGCGATCTTGAGTTGCGCCTCGTCGGCGACCCAGCGCTTCTGGTACGGCAGCAGTACGGATTCGGACAGGGCGGCGGTCATGCAATCCCCAGTATTTCGCGCTTGATGGCGTCGATGGTGTCACGGCTCATGCCCTGGCCTGCGAGGGTCTTGTCCGCCACGTCGGCGGCGGCTTCGGCGGCCTGCTTGCGGATTTCGGTCTCTCGCTCCACGTTCAGATTGGCGGCCTTCTCCAGGCGCATCGAGGTTAGGGCCAAATCCTTCAGCATGCCCACCACGGCCGGGGCGCTCTCCTCATCGAGACTGCCGCTTTGCATAAACAGCGTCACGTCAAAGCTGAGCGTGCGCAGGATCTCGTTGATCAGATTGCCGACCTTGCCCTGGGGCGCAGCGCCCAGCTTGTTGATCCAGCGATCGGCGACCTCGCGGGATTGCCGCAGCCGCTCACCGACATCGCGCATCTGCAGGTCGTATCGATTTACCGCCGACTTGCTGACCCGCTCGGGGCAGGCCGGATCGAGCACCTCCGGATCCCCGGCTGCGCGCAGCTTGGCGAGGATCGCGTTGACCTGGTCAACCGCCTGCAGCTGGGTAATACGCGGGTTGTCCAGCATCGATTGCAGCTGCTGACGGACCCCGGCAGGCAGCAGATCGACGGTGGACGGCTGGCGGCGTTTGCGACCCATTAGCGGCACCCTGGGCCGGGGCGTTTGACGCCTGGCACAATGACGCGACCGGCGGCGACATCGCCACCCCTGCCGGTGAGAGTGGCCACCATATAGCCGGCTGCATCGCGCAACGTGATAAGCCCTTGTTCTTCAAGCCAGGTCAGTTCGGTGCGGATGCGATCCCGGCTGACGCTGTGACCGTAATAATCCAGAGCCGACTGCAAAACAGCCTCGTTGTGGCTGTATCCGGCATCTCCGGCCAAGGCCAGCAGCAGACTGCGACGGATGTCGGCAGTGACCAATTCCGAAAAACTCATTTACTTATCCCTCCCGAGCAACTGTTCAAGCACCAGATTGAGTTGATGGCGGCTGGCCTTCATCTCGCCGCCGAGTTCCTTAACCAGACCAAGCACATCATCCATCCTGGCGTGCACGCGGCCGATGTCGGCCTGACTTGGCAAGTGGTGCACCTCGGTCTGCAAACGACCCAGACCACCTTCGAGGCTGCCGGTACGTTCTTGATGCCGCGAGCAACGCGCCTCGCGATCGGCCATAATCTTCTGCATCTCTTCGCGGCTTTGCTTTTCGGCAACGCTGGTCTCAAGAGTTTTAAACCGCTTGGCATTTACCTTTTCGCGATTGACCCAAACGGTGTAGACAAAAAACGCCAAGAGAAGTACGTCGCGAAAGATTTCATAGGCCAGTTTCCAATCCACTTACCGTCCCCCTCGCGCCCGCTCCAGCGCCCCTTGACATTCCACACATAACCGGCAACCCGGAATAGCCTGCCGCCGTTTTTCGGGGATCTCATCCCCGCACTCTTCACACTCTGTCAGGCCCGGACCCGTCTGCTGCCTTTGCCGCCAATCGCGCATGGCGTCCGCCTGGAGTTGCTCGTTGATGGCCTGGGCGCGGTCGATATCGTCCACGCATTACGCCTGTTTGGTGCTGACAAACTGCAATTGTGGCCAGTTCTCGCCCTTGCTCTTGTCCAGGGCGGCAATCAACTGCTCGCGGGTCAGATCGGCGGTCGAGAGTTCGATCAACTTGCCGCCGACCTCAAAGATAAGCTTCTCGGCAACCGGCAACAGGCCAAGGATCAACGCTACGGTGGCTTCGCTCATTGGGCACTCTCCCTGGCGGAAATGATGCCAAACTCTGTGGCAACCTCCTGCATACTCGCTGCGATCCCGGATAAATGCGCGCGGATTACCTGGTAATTCACCCAGGCGTCGCTGTCGGGCGAGTCTCCTGATTCGATGGCCACGATCATAAGTTCGGCAGCCATGTCGTAACTGGATCGCGCCTGGTCGTAAAGTTCGGAGATCCGGTCACACTGGCCTTGATTTAACGTCCCGGCTGTACACATGTCGTCGGCGGCCTCGGCCAGACCGACCACCACGGCCTGCGTAGAGAGCAGACTCTTGGCTGCAATGCTCGCGTGAGACTGTTGCTTGATGGCACAACCGGACAGAAACGAAACCAGCAGCCCGAGGGCAAGACAGACCATCAACAGATGCAGCGCAATAGGCGGCGATATACGGCCGCCCTGATTGCCCCAGGACAACGGCTTATTGGTAATGGCCCGCAGCACGATGTTGATCAGGCCGAGGATGGCAACCTGCGCTTCGGGCGACAGCACAAAGCTGGTGTAGCTCTGCAGAATCAACCCAACGATCGCCAGCACGTTAAGCCAGAAGGTTTTACTCAGATAAAACGCTTTACCCATGGGTCTCTCCAAGTTAAAGGGTTAGGATCCCAACCGCTGCAGCCAGCCGGGGATGTAGAGCGGCTTGCCGGTGCGGTAGTGGTTATAGGCTTCGCCTTTCAGGGCGATTAGCAAGGCGGGCTTGTAGGGGCAGACACCGATCACCGAAGCCGTGATCGCGCCGATGATGCCGTCCACCCGCAGGGTGCCCTTGCCGAGTATCGTAGCGATCTTCTGCCGCCAGTTAGCCCGGCGCTGAGGCGCAATTTCTCCGGTGCAAACCACATTGACGGCCCGCTGCAACATGCGGGTGGCGGTGCCGACCCCGCAGTTGACCGCCAGATCAAACAACCGGCAGGCTAGATCCGGAGCGGCTGCGGCAATACGCCAGGCGCCGCAGGGTTTCCAGTAGTGCTCCCGATAAAGCTCGATGGCGGCAGGGAGGTTCAATCGCTGGATATCCACCCAGGGGAAGGCGGCCGCCGAGATGCCATACTTGGTACCCTTGAGTTCACCGACCCCCACGACACCACCGGTCCAGTTGCCCGGATCGGCTTCATCCATCGACATCTTGCCGCCGCCCTCTTGTTGCAAAGTGAAGGTGATGGCCGATTCAAAAACAGCCTGCTCCATGGCAGCTCCGTGTATTGCGGATGGGTATGGGCGGGGCAGACCACCATGGTCCGCCCCTGATCAAAAGGAGGAACGCGACGCATGACACGCCGGTTCTGACGGTATGCAGGATAATATGATTAGATAGATTGTGCGTGGGGAGTTGTCAGGATTTGGCAGGTATATTGAGGTGTTACGTGATTTGCAGTGTTTATGCTGCGGGATTTAAAACAAACCCAATTGACGCGGATCAACAGCGTTGACCCGTTCATAGGTATTATTGCGGCGGAGAAACTCCACCAGCTCATCAAAACGAACGCGCCGTGAACGGCGCAACATGAAGGAATCGAGACTGCAAGGGCAGATGGGGTCGCCGGTGTCGGGGTTGCGTTCGTACGCGGCGACCAACCGCCAAAAGGTACGGTCACTGACCGACAGGATGGCTTGCACTTCCCCCGGTGCGTAGCTGGCTTTTTTTAAAATATCCGCCGCACGCAGCATACCGATCAAGCGTTCTTCTGCAATTTCAACGGGGATCATTGGTTCTCCTCGGCAAGTTTCCGGGCCTGCTGGTGCAGCTGCTGGCGGCGGGCCTCTTCGTCAAGTTCGGTGCCCGGTAATCCCATGCCTCCGGCTACCCTCTGTCGCATCTCCTGCAGACTTTTTAGCGCAGCTTGGCAATCTTCCTCCGACCGGGGCGGCTCCGGCAGGCGCTCCTGCTGCGGACGGCGCGGCATGTGCGCCCAGATCGCCTTGGGCTCCGGCCAGCTGTCGACGTTTTTTAACAGACCGCTAAACGCGGCTTTAACCCGTTGTGAATCAATTGTTTCGACGTTGCAACTACCGGCCATGACATGGTGCCAGACATCGGCGGTGCGGCAGATCACGTCCGCCCCGGGCGAGCCATCGAGGCTCATGGCGACCAGCGCCGCCAGACCGTCGGCGATCAAGGTGCGCAGCCAGTCGGACTGCCCCCATGAGGTCAATGAGGCGATGGCCTGAGCGCGTTTGCCGGTTGGTGCGGGGGTGATCTCGTTCAATGAACCGGACCCTGCTGGCGCTACAATCGCGGCACTGGCGCTTACTGTCTCTATCACCGATTGCAAATAGCGATGATCTTTGAGTGGCTTAAATATGCCCTGGTCGCGTTTGCGCCGCAGAGCCTCCACCGTCTCACTTAGGGCGGCGGCCAATGCGCGCGGATCCGCGCCAAGCTCCAGCACCTCGCCAGCCAGCCGCACCGCCCGATCGAACGACAACGCCCGGGTTTTACTCCGGAATAATCCGAGGTAGGAGATCAGCGGCCGCGCCAGCGGGCCGGCCTGGGCGAGCAGCAGCTGCAACTCACCTGCGGCATCGGCATCAAGGGAGGCTTCCAGTGGGTATTTGGCGTGGCAGCAGGGGCAGGTAAGATTCATAAAATTGTCATTTGTCCTTTGTTATTTTCGTGCGGACGTATTACGTACGCGCCATCCCGGCGCGGTTTCGAGCAACGCCCGGGGCGACATGTCATTTATTGGCTGCTCTTCAGTGCCGGGCCACCACGCCCGGCAGACCGGCCCCCGAAGGGGCGCGGTTTCGCGCCAGTTAAATGTTCGGCAAGCGACACACTGAGGTTATGCGGGCGGTCCGCGAGCTGGAGTGTTCGGCAGACTTTAGCCGACGCAATTTTGCGTCGGCGACCTATCTCGATGCCCAGGGAAAGCCTCCAGACCCTTCCAGCTAACGCGATAAATGGCCGTCATCATAGCCTTTGCCTTGCTCATTACAGCCTCCCCTCATTGCGCAGCCGCTTGATGATCGAGGTCACCCCACCGGCTGGCCGTCCAACCTTCTCGCCGATCTCGGTCGGGCCGCACCCCTTGAGCACCAATTGGATAATTTCCTCTTCCTGCTCGGGCGTGGCGTTGGGTCGCTTGCGCTCCTCCAACTCTTGGACCAGCAGCCGCAACTCGGCGACCTCGATGCGCAGTTCCAGGTTCTCTCTGTCACGCCGGTGGATGACCTCCTCGTCGGGCCCAAGCTTCACCGCCCCAGGCTCGGGGAGGGCGGAGGTAGGCGGGCAGCGGGTTCCCATCCAAAAGTCCGCGAGTACCACGTCGCACCTCTCCTGGTATAGCACCAGCCCCGGGCGCGCCTCGGCCTTGACCTTGTTTGGATCGATGCTGAAGAGGAAGGCGGCGGTCTTCCCCATGGGGATACAAAGCGCTTGCTGCGGACCACCCGCCGAAGGTGTGGTCATCATGACCACACCCCAGCGATCTGGCGCCGCCATGAGTTTGCGGTACTGGACCTTCCAGTCCAGGCTCAGGTTCTCGACAATGGGGCGCACAGGCACGTAGGGCTTGCCCGCCTCGTCGATGAGGTACAGGGTGTCTTTGTGGAACGGGATAGGGATAAGTTTGTGCGTAGTCATGGTCAATCCTCCTTTTCGTTACGCTTGATTTTGAACTCGGCAAGAATGCCCATGGCAAACAGGCAAATTTGCAATTCGTCGAGGGCGTCCTGCATCCGATTGAACAACGACGGTGCAGGCCTCTTGGCGGGGTACTGGCGATCGGGAAAGGGAATGACGCGGGATGGTTGTCTGCTTCTCATGGCATGGCTCCTTTGGTAGGGTTTCGTCATGCCCTCTTGCGCCGCTAAACGCAAAAAAGGGCGAACCGTGCGGGTTAGCGGACCGGTCCAAAGGATACCGGCGAGCCCGAAGGCTCCCCACACGGCCGCCCAGACGAAACGGAGCAATGCCATGCTGTGTGGACACAAAAAGACCGCCAAGATCTGCAGGCGGCTGTGTCCGCCTCTGGATTCGGGCCGCTAAACCCGATCGCTGGATTTTGCCAGCGACAGATTTACGGTAGCCCATTGCGGTTTTCGTGTCAAGCGTTGCCATCATTGTTCTTTTTTCTCCCGTCGTTTCTGATCGTAAACCAGCGCCGCGACAATGCGCCGCAGCTGATCGCCGGTGCAAAAGCGTACCCGGTCGATGCCAAACATGTGCTTGCCCATGGCATCTACGTATGCCCAGGGACGCCCGGCCTCAGTCAGCATGGCCTCGATCTTGGCCAGATAGCCGTCTTTGGTCATGGGCGCTTTGCCCTGAAAGGGCCGCTTACCGGCACGCTTGTTTTTAAATCCCAACCCGGCCAGATGCTCCAACACTTCGCGACGCTGCCGGGCGTTGAGATCTCCAGCGGAGGTCTTGCCGGTGATCGCCGTCAGCATGGCGGTATAATCATCATCGGTCATGCCAAGGTCTTTTTTGGCGATGTGGATCTTTGCCAGCTCGGCACGGCGATGGTCGGTCTGTGTTTTGGCCATATCTTTGCCTTTCTTCGCGCCTTTGCGGCTTCGCGTGAGACAAGGTTCTTGCCTATCCAACCACCTCGATCAGCTCAATGGACTCGAACGTCTTCTGGTAGTGCCTGCGGATCGCCGTGACGTTGGGCCAAAAAGGTAAATAAAGCCGGATCTTCTTGTCCGCATCGTCAAACCCCAACTTTTTGCGGCTGCGCTTGCTTAGCTTTGCCACCTCACGGCGGTATTTCGCGGGGAAAGCAAAGCGATCTCTACCGCAAAGATAGCGCTGCTCGGGGCAGTCCTTCTTTGTGCCGATCCACTCTCCTTTCCAGTGCCCATCAACATAAACCACAATGCCAAGCTTGTTTTTATTAACTCAACTTTCGCACCACCTTAAACGGTACAAATGACTGATATTACTTTAATTTTCAGAATATACTGGCCGGAA